ATTTATGATTATAGGTATATGCGGATTTATTGGCAGCGGCAAGGACACAGTCGCTGACTATCTAGTTAACTTCCACGAATTTAGACGAGAAAGTTTTGCCAGCACTCTTAAAGATGCTGTGGCAAATGTTTTTGGCTGGGACAGAACAATGCTTGAAGGACGTACTAAAGAAGCACGTGAATGGCGCGAACAAGTAGACCCGTGGTGGGCAGAACGTTTAGATATGCCTACACTTACTCCTCGTTGGGTACTACAGTATTGGGGTACTGAAGTATGCCGCAAATCATTCCACGATGATATATGGATCGCCAGCTTAGAAAACAAAATCCGTAATAGTAAAGACAATGTAGTAATTAGTGACTGTCGCTTTCCTAATGAAATTCTAGCAATTAAAAACTCTGGCGGAACTATTGTGTGGGTACAGCGTGGTGAATTACCTGAGTGGTATACCTATGCAGTAGATGCCAACAAAGGTTCAAATCTAGCAATCAATGAAATGAAACGATTAGGAATCCATGCCAGCGAATGGGCTTGGCTAGGCAGCAAGTTTGATATTATTATTGACAACAACGGTACCATTGATCAGCTGTATCAACAGTCTGAAAATTTGTTAGAAGTCGGCAATCAAGTCTCCTTGTTTCCAAGTAATACCCTCTTTGCCTAACATCTGAGAACAGTTACAGCAGACTGTTTTTAAGTTGCTATATCTGCAATTGTCAAGATTTCCGTCTATGTGGAATACACGGAAAACTTCCTTGTGCTGCGATTTAAACCCACACTTTTCGCATTGTAATTTCATTTGGTAACCTAGCTGCTGCCAACGCGGAATGCCATGCCCAAGCCCGTGACTCATACAGACTTCACATAGTTTACGATAGTAAACTCTTCCGTTCTTTTTGTAGTTTATCGCTTTAGGGCGGTATCCGCACTTGCAAAGTGGTCTCATAAAGATATTTACACCTTTTCTGCCCCTTTTTCAATAGGTCTAACTGTACGTTTTTCCTATTAACCGCTAAATACTTTGAGAAACACTATTACCAGGAGAAATAGGGAATGGCAACATTACAATCACCAGGCGTATCAGTTACGGTAGTCGACGAGAGTTTTTACACACCAGCAGAACCTGGTACAACTCCTCTTATTATTGTAGCTACAGCCCAAGATAAACTTAACGGAGCAGGAACAAGTACTGCTTCAGGAACTACAAAAGCAAATGCCGGGCAGGCATTTAAAATGACAAGCCAAAAAGATCTCGTAGATACTTTTGGTGTACCATTTTTTGAGAAGACAGCTTCATCAAATCCAATACACGGTGGCGAGCGCAACGAATATGGTTTGTTAGCAGCTTACAGTTTATTAGGTGTTAGCAATGCTGCGTTCATTGTACGTGCAGACGTAGATTTAGCTCAATTAGCAGGTTCAGCAAACGCCCCGGGAGCAATGCCAGATGATGGCGCATGGTGGATTGATTCACAAACTTCAGTTTGGGGAATTCAAGAGTGGAACGGTAATGCAGCTAGTACAGTAGGCGGTCAAAAATTCACTACAAAAAGTCCAATCGTTTTAACAGACGACAATGCAGCTAAGATTCTTAGCGGCGAACCAAAAGACTCTGTAGGTAGTATTGGTGATTATGCTGTAGTATTACAAGACTCTGCAGCAGACAAAACAGCTAGAATTTATTACAAATCCGCAGGCAATGTTGCCTACGGTGTTACAGCAGGATCATGGGTATTACTTGGAAGTGCTGAGTGGAAAGCAAGTTTAGCGATTGCAGGTGGAAAGCAGGCATACCTAACACCACTTGCAACAGTTGGCATTCGGTTCAACGGTGGCTCAACGATCAGTATTTTAAATACAGATACAGCCGCACAAGCAGCAACTAAAATCAGCACACTTGCAGGTGGTGGTATCAAAGCAAACGTAGACAGTACAGGAAGAATGTATGTTTATGCAGACGGAACTTCAAATAACGGTATAGTTACTATTGCATTTGTTTCAGGAACTACAGCTGATCAAGAAAAATTAGGTATTGTTGCTGGAACTTACAAAGTACCAGCATTACAACAAACACCACATACACAAGTTCCACAATGGAAGAGAGCTTCAGCAGACTACAATGATGGTCAAGCAACAGGTTCTGTATGGGTTAAAACTACTGAGCCAAACGGTGGGGCTCGTATGAGAGTTAAACGTTGGGATAGCGGCTCAGAAACTTGGGTAAGCTATGAGTGCCCAATGTACAAATCAAACAGCCAAGCAATTTATTTCTTAGATCGCACTGGTGGCGGAGCTGGCTTATCAGCTAACGATTTATATGTTGAAACTAATGCTAACGAAGAAGACGGATTAGACTTAACTCCAGAAACAGCAGTTTTTAAATTCTTTAAAAGAAAAGCAGTTGGTGTTACTACTGTAATTTCAGCAGTTGCCGGTGTTGCAAGTGCAGGAACATATACCTTTGGAATGTCTGAAACTGTAATTGGTAGCAAAGAACTTTCTGCTAAGAAAACAATTTCAGTAACATTAGTTCACAGCGCAGGAACAGATGCTGATCGGATTGCTACAGCAATTAGTGCAGCAGGATTTGTTAATATCCAAGCCAGCGTTACCGCAGACAATCGTGTACAACTTGTACACAAATTAGGTGGTGACATTAGATTCACAGAAGGCACTGGCGGTATTATTGGCGATCTATTTGACGGACAAACAAACGTGTACGCTAAGGAAATTGGTGACAGCACATTTGATTACAGAGCTAGTTTATGGGCACCATTAATTGACAGCTCAACACAAGTAACTGCTGATGAGCCATTAAATGAGCCATCAGACGGTCAACTATGGTACAATCCTGAATTCAGCGAAGTGGACATTATGGTACACAACGGACAAATTTGGGTTGGTTACAGATCTTCAAGCTCACCGTACGGTTCTAAATCATCGAATAATACAGGTTACGCACCGACGGTGTCTGCTTCAAACCCATATGTTGCTGGACAAACAGTCAACGGCGACCTTTGGATTAGTACAGCAGATTTAGAAAACTTCCCAACCATTTATCGATACAATGATTCAATAAGTGGACCCGCATTAACAAAATGGGAATTAGTTGACAAGACTGATCAGCAAACAGAATCAGGAATTTTGTTTGCTGATGCACGTTGGGGCGATGACGGTTCAGTAACTCCTGCAACACAAACATCGATCGAAGACTTATTGGTCAGCAATTTTGTTGATTTTGATAGTCCAGATCCAGCGTTATATCCACAAGGTATGCTACTATGGAATTTACGTAGAAGCGGTGGCAACGTTAAGAAATATAAAAACAGTTACATTAACCAAGCACAAGACAATTTACGCTATAAAGCAGGTCTAACACAAAGCGATGGCGGTTTTTCTCCAACAAGTGGCGACAGCATGAGTGCATACGCAACTGACCGTTGGGTTACAGCAAGTCCAAACAATGAAGACGGTTCGGGCAGCTTTGGTCGTCATGCACAGCGTGGTGTTGTTGTTGCAGCACTTAAGAGTGTTGTTGACACAAGCTCATCAATCCGTGACGAAGAACGTCGTAACTTTAACTTAATTGCTGCTCCTGGTTACACTGAGCTACTGAGCAATTTGATTAACTTAAACATCGATCGTGGCTTAACAGCGTTTGTAGTTGGGGATACACCATTCCGCTTGCCAGCAGATGCTACAAGTTTAACTAACTGGGGTTCAAATGCTGATTTGGTAACAGACAACGGCGACATGGGATTAGTATCATACGATGAATATGCGGCTGTGTTTTATCCAAGCGGATTTACTACAGACTTAGGCGGCTCTAATGCAGTTGTTCCGCCAGCACACATGATGCTAAAAACTATTGCATTAAGTGATAATGTTGCTTATCCATGGTTTGCACCAGCAGGTACAAGACGCGGTGGTATTACTAACGCAACAGCAGTTGGTTATATCGATTCACTAAGCGGTGAATTCCAAACTGTAGCACTAAACGAAGGACAACGTGATACATTATATGATCTAAAAATTAACCCAATTACATTCTTTAACGGTGTTGGTTTAGTTAACTACGGTCAAAAAACTCGTGCTAGAAATGCTTCCGCACTAGACAGAATTAACGTAGCACGTTTAGTAGTGTATCTACGTAGCCAGTTGAATAAACTTGCTCGCCCATACATCTTTGAACCAAATGACAAAATCACACGTGATGAAATCAAACAAGCATGTGAGAGTTTGTTACTTGAATTGGTAGGTTTAAGAGCCCTATACGACTTTGCAGTGGTATGTGATGAAAGCAATAACACACCTGCAAGGATCGACCGCAATGAATTGTATGTAGACATTGCAATTGAGCCAGTTAAAGCAGTTGAATTCATTTACATTCCATTACGTGTCAAGAACACAGGAGAGATTTAAAAATGCCTATTACCTCATTAAATAACATGACAGTTCCAACGGCAGGAGGTACGCAAGTACTTCTAATGCCTAAACTGAAATATCGCTTTAGAGTGACTCTCCTAGGCTTTGGTGTTTCAGCAGCAACGGAACTAACAAAACAAGTTGCAGATGTAACTCGTCCTAAAGTAAGTTTTGAAGAAATTCCAATTGATGTTTATAACAGTAAAGTTTATCTAGCAGGTAAGCCAAGCTTCGAAACACTAACATTAACA